AGTATTTTATAAATATTTCTAGAAACTGTAAAGATTCTTCTAGGAGTTTTAGACATGCCAGCAAATAATCAATTATCTCCTGGTGTAGTTGTTCTAGAAAGAGACCTGTCCGCCAATTTTGATATCCAACAGGGTAACGTTGGCGTGATTGCTGGTCCTTTTGAGTGGGGTCCTGTCAATCAGGTCGTCGAGAACAGCGAGGAGCAAGAAGTTGTAGATAGATTCGGTGGACCCGATGACTACAACTACGAGCATTGGTTCAGTGGAGTTCAGTTCTTGCAGTATGGTGGTCTCCTGAAGACTATTCGTACTGACAGTTCCGATCTCAAAAACGCTGTATCCGATGGCACCGATACACCAGTCACACCCGTAAAGATTCAGAACACTGATGTTTACGAGCAAACATTCGAGGAACCAGCCTCTGCAAACAACTGGGAATTCGCCGTCCGTTATCCTGGTGCCAGAGGCAACAGCATTCGGATGTTCATGACCGATGCAGGTGCAGACCAAATCGCAGTTCTTCCCGCACCTGGTTCAGGTAACGAGTGGAAATTTACTTCTGGTGCTGCACTGACTGCAGCATCTGGCGCGTCTGGCAAAGTTTATTCTTATAGGATTCAACTTACCGTAACCACCGTTGTTGGTGCTTTCGTACCTGGAGTAGCAACTACTATTGACATTTCTGGTTCTGCGGAATCTGTTGATGTTCTCTCGTTTGATGCCAAGAAAAAGATTCTTGAAATCGGCATTCCTGTTGCAGGTGTTACTGGTATCATTGCCAGTGCGATGGTAGTTACCCAAGGAACCAACACTGCAGTAATTGCTGCTGCTGGTATTGAGCGTCAACTGCTTAGCGTAACCGACAAGGGTTCGATCAACTTTGCAGCAGCAGATAGTCTCGAAGATGCAGACAGCAACTCAGTGGCAGTCACTAGTGTTCGTGTCGAGTATAACGAGCGTGAGTATCTTCCTGGACAAAAGTGGATCAATGTTGCTCCCCGTCCATCTACTACTCGTTTTGCTAGTGAGAAAGGTGGTTTCCGTGACGAACTTCACATTCTAGTCTTTGACTATGACGGTGGTATTACTGGAACGCCTTACTCATTGCTTGAAAAGCACATCGGTCTTTCTAAGGCTTCTGATGCTAAGAGCACAGTTGGTGAAACCAACTACTACAAAGAAGTCCTGAAGCAACTCTCTGATTGGGTTCTCTGGGGTGAGCATACTGCACAAACCTTTACTGTTGGCGCTTCGGCTGCTGCTGGTAACTGGGGATTGTCTGTTGCTAACCGCAACTTCAACATCCTGCAGTCTGGACGTGGAAACAAAGTTGAACCTAGTGATCAAACGACTTTCGGTTCTAAAGATGGTTCTACTATCTGGTATGACTTCGTTGGTGGTGCTTCATACACTGTTTCTAACAGTCAGTATCAATTCACTTCTGATGATCTGAACACTGCATACTCCTTGATTGCCGATCCTGAGTCTGAGGATGTTGACTTCCTTATCTCTGGTCCTGCAGGTGGTTCACGCGATGCAGGTCTTGCCAAGATCACTCATCTGATCAGCATCTGCGAACAGCGTAAAGATTGCATGGCATTCTTCTCGCCCCTTCGCTCCAACATCATTGGTCGCACCGATGGTGACGAGATCGCTATTCAAATTCAAGAATACTTCGATGGTGCAGGTGCTTCATCGTATGCAGTATTTGACTCTGGTTACAAGTACATCTACGACAAGTATAACGACAAGTTCCGTTATGTTCCTTGCAACGGCGATATCGCTGGTTTGGTACTTGACACTGCTCTGACTGAAGAGCCTTGGTTCTCCCCTGCTGGTTTCAACAGAGGAAACATTCGCAACAGCATCCGTCTGGCATATTCGCCTGCTAAGGATCAACGCGATAAGTTGTACTCCTCTAGAGTCAACCCAATTGTGACCTTCCCTGGTCAAGGAACCGTTCTTTTCGGTGACAAGACTGCACAAGGATTCAAGTCGGCATTCGACAGAATCAACGTTCGCCGTCTCTTTATTGTTATCGAAGACGTGATTGCAGATGCAGCACAGTCTGTACTGTTCGAGCAGAACGATGACATCACTCGTTCATCTTTTGTTGGTCTCTGCGAGCCCTACCTGAGAGATGTTCAAGGAAGAAGAGGTATCATTGACTATCTTGTCAAGTGTGACTCCTCCAACAACCCACAAGATGCTGTTGACCGTGGTGAGTTCTACGCTGAAATCTTCATCAAACCAACCCCAACCATCAACTACATCACCCTGACCTTCACTGCAACCCGTTCTGGCGTAGCATTTGAAGAAGCAGGCGAAGGTTGATAAAGTAAACATCGGCAAAAAACAACAGGAGTACAGAAACAATGGCTAGAAATAAAGTTGACAGAAAAACTGTTGACAGTTCTATCGACTCTTTCAAGGCTGCCGCTAAGGGTGATTTCGCAAGACCTAATCTATTTGAAGTCTTACTTCGTTTCCCTGGTGCTTTGAGAAAAAGAGATCTCGGCGGCAGTGCCGCTGGTCTCTCACAACTCGGTCGGTTTACTGTTAGAGCAGCAAACCTTCCCTCGTCCCAGATGGGCGTTGTGGAAGTTCCCTTCAGAGGTCGTGTCCTGAAAATTGCAGGAGACAGAACCTTTGAACCTTGGACTATTACGATCATGAATGACACGGGTTTCTCCCTTCGTCATGCATTCGAGAACTGGTTCAATAACATTCAAGCAGCAAGCGAGAACTTCACCAGTATTGGTGGTCTCGGAAACAAAAGAGACACGCAAGGTTACTTCGCTGACATGGAAGTTGCACAACTTTCCCGTGATGGCGCACTAAACTTCAAGTCTGGTAGCGGCAGTCGTCGTGGTGGTGGCAGAACTAAAAACTCTGACAAAACTACTGCTGAACTGGCACGTTACGAGTTCATCAACGTCTTCCCTAGCAATATCTCCGCAATCGATCTTGATTACGGTAGCAATGATGCTATTGAAGAGTTCACTGTTGAACTTCAAGTCCAATACTTCCAACCTAAAGAGCGTCGTGGCGCTCGTCGGGGAGGACGGGCCAGAAACTAGTATAAATAGTCTGGTTAGGACTTCTATAATATAATGTCGCAACTCTTTGGATTTTCAATTGAGAGGGCGAAGAAGGTCCCAAAAGGACCTTCTTTTGTTCAAAAGGATAATCTAGATGGCACTCTGCCCGTCTCGGGTGGAGGTCACTATGGTTATTCTGTTGACTTTGATGGACAAATTCGTAATGAATGGGAACTGATTTCCCGCTATAGAGAGATGATTCTACAACCAGAGTGTGACTCTGCTGTAGATGACATCGTAAATGAAACCATTTGTGGCAACTTCGATGATGTCCCAATTGAGATTGAACTTAGTAATCTAAAAGTATCTGAAAAAATCAAGAGACTTATCAGAGAAGAGTTTGATGAAATCATTCGTCTCCTTGATTTTGAAAACAGATCATACGAAATTTTCCGCCGTTGGTACGTTGACGGTAGATTGTTTTTCCATAAAGTAATTGATCCTAAGAATCCTAGTGCGGGTATTTCCGAAATCCGTTATATCGATCCTAGGAAAATTCGTAAGGTAAAGGAAGTAGAGACAAAACCTGCAAATGCTAATACTGCAGGAACTATTACTGATGATGCACTGACACAAAGATCAGTAGAATATTTTGTATTTCATCCCAAAGGACTGAAAGCACTCAATACTATTGGGGCTGCCCCTAACCAGTCTAATGGTTTGAGAATTTCTAATGATTCTGTGACTTATGTTCACAGTGGTCTCATGGATCTGAATAAGAACATGGTCCTGTCACATCTTCATAAGGCAATCAAAGCAGTGAATCAACTGCGAATGATTGAAGACTCACTTGTAATTTATCGTTTATCCCGTGCCCCAGAAAGAAGAATCTTCTACATCGATGTTGGAAACCTTCCTAAACAAAAGGCGGAACAGTATCTTCGTGAAGTTATGGGGCGTTATCGTAATAAGTTGGTTTACGATGCTCAAACAGGAGAGGTCAGAGACGATAAAAAGTTTATGTCTATGCTTGAGGATTTTTGGTTACCCCGTCGTGAAGGCGGTAGAGGAACTGAAATCACAACTTTGCCAGGAGGTCAGAACCTTGGTGAACTGGAGGATGTCAAATACTTCCAGAAAAAACTCTACAAAGCATTGAATGTTCCTGACTCACGTATCGAGACAGAACAAACATTCAACATTGGTCGTGCTGCAGAAATCACAAGGGACGAAGTAAAGTTCCAGAAGTATGTTGCAAGACTGCGTAAACGTTTCAGTGAGTTGTTTACTGACTTGCTGAAAACACAATTGGTCTTGAAAGGTATCGTCTCAATCGATGAGTGGGATCAGCTAAAAGATCATATTCAATATGATTACATTGCCGATAACTACTTCACAGAACTCAAAGAAATTGAGATCATGAATGAGCGGATGAACATGGTAAATACTATGGATCCGTTTGTTGGCAAATACTTTTCTATTGAATACATTCGTCGTCAAGTCATCAAACAGACTGATCGCGAAATTATTGAGATCGACAAACAAGTCGAGAAAGAACAGCAAGAAGGTCTTATTCAAGATCCGAATGCAGAAATGGAAGGTGGTGCTTTACCACCTGCCGATGGAGAAATGGCAGATCCTTCAAATCCTGTCCCCGAGGAAGAACCACTCTTTACTCAGGATGACATCGACGCGGAAGATAAGAAAATCTCTAAGTTCTAAATAGTACATACGGAGTGACTTTATTATGTCAGATATTGCTAATGATATTGTGGATCAGGTGTTTGCAGGAGATAAATCTTCAGCAATAGATACAGTCGGCACCGCTATTCAAGATCGTGCATACGAATTGATTCAACAGAAAAAGATTGAGATCGCACAACAGTGGGGTTTTGAACTGGATCAAACGGGTCAAGAAGCTGCAGACGATGTAACAAATAGTCTTCCCGATGGTAGTGATGCACCCGAAGATGTTGAAGTTGATGGGCGCTTGCCTAGTGATCCACCAGTAGATTCAGCAGAAGAAGAACCAACCACACAGGACACAGAAAATGAAACTGATCTCGGAACAGATTGAAGAAGTAAATTTTATTTCTGAATCTATTGACGGAAAGAAAAATTACTTTATTGAAGGTATCTTCCTCCAGGGCGAAATCAAAAATCGCAATGGTCGGATGTATCCTATGTCAGTTCTCGATCGAGAAGTTGCGAAGTATTCGGAAGGTTATATCAAAACTGACCGTGCTCTTGGCGAACTTGGTCATCCCGATGGTCCTAACCTAAACCTAGATCGAGTTTCACATAAGATCCAGTCACTCAATAAAGAAGGTACGAACTACGTTGGACGTGCCAAAATTCTTAGCACCCCTATGGGACAAATCGCTAAGAATCTACTTGATGAGGGAATCAAACTGGGTGTTTCGTCACGCGGTATGGGTTCAATCAAAAAAGAATCAAACTGTAGTGTAGTTTGTGACGACTTTATGCTAGCAACTGCTGCTGATATCGTTGCTGACCCTTCCGCACCAGATGCATTTGTTGATGGTATCATGGAAGGAAAGGAATGGGTATGGGATAATGGCATCCTCAAGGAATCTGCGATTGCTAAAATCAAAGTTTCTATTGATGAAGCAACCATTATCAACCTTCAAGAGCGCAAAGTTTCCGCGTTCAAGTCCTTTCTACAAAGTTTGTAATGTATAAATATTCTATAGAAAAGCAAATGCCGACTAAAGGAGAACAACAAATGTCCGAAACCCTTGACAAAGAGTTTGAGGCGCATCTCTCCGAAGAGGAAATCTCTGAGGAAGCAGCTACTGGTTATGCTGCTGTGAAGAAGGGCGCTAAATCTGGCGAATCACAAAATCGTTCAGGTGCTAAGTACACCGATATTGGTGGTACTAAAAATGATTCAGAGGAAGGTGCCGCTGGCACTAAGAATCTTGGTAGTTCAGCATCAGGTGCTGTATCTGCTGAGAAAGACAAGTCTCTGAAGACAAAACCATCCGATGCATCCAGTTCTATGCCTGGTGGTCTATCCTCAAAAATCTTTGATGAGGTTGAAGCAGATGACAAAGAAGAGACAATCACTGAAGCCGAGTTCGACTTTACTGAAGATGTTGACGCTCTTGTCGCTGGTGAAGAACTCTCCGAAGAATTCAGAGAACGTGCAATCACGATCTTTGAAGCAGCAGTAACTTCTAAAGTAAAGTCTGAAGTTGCAGCACTAAAAGAAGCATTTGAGTCGGAACTTGAAAAACAAGTTGCAGAACTCAAAGAAGAATTGTCCACACAAGTTGACGACTATCTCACATACGCTGCTCAATCCTGGATGAGCGATAATGAGCTTGCCATTGAGCACGGTGTGAAGAGTGAAATCTCTGAGTCGTTCATGAGTGGACTAAAAGGTCTCTTCGCGGAACATCATATTGGAGTTCCCGAAGATAAGTTCAACATGCTCGATGGCATGACTGAACAAATTGATGAAATGGAGCAAAAACTCAACGAGCAAATCGACACTAACGTTCAACTCAATAAGCAGTTGGGCGGTTATATGAAGATGGGTATTGTGAACGAAGTCGCTGCAGGTCTCGCTGAGACTCAGAAGGAGAAGCTTGCTTCTCTGGCAGAGGGTGTTGAGTTTGAAAGTGAAGAAGATTTTCTCAAGAAGATCGAAACTATCAAAGAATCATATTTCACTCGTCGTGAGGCGGTATATCATACCGACCAAATGTCCGATGATGCCGAACCTTTGGTAGAAGAAGCACCAGCAACAAATGTTGCAATGAGCTCTTATGTGGCTGCTCTAGCACGCTGGTCTAAATAATTGTAATTATTCGTAAATAACATTTTTTCTAAGGAGTACAAATTCCAATGTCCGATCTAAGATCACTCCAGGAAAAGTGGGCACCCGTCCTTGATCATGAGTCTCTCCCCGAGATTGCTGATACCCACAAGCGCGGCGTCGTAGCCCAAATCCTGGAAAACCAAGAAAAAGCACTTTCAGAAGAAGCACAAATTCTTACTGAAACCGTCCAAACTGTCGGTACAGGTGGCTTCGGTGGTTCCGCAACTGCAACAGGTCCTGTTGCTGGTTTCGACCCCGTGCTGATCAGCCTGATCCGTCGTTCAATGCCTCAGCTTATCGCATATGATATTGCTGGCGTCCAACCTATGACTGGTCCTACTGGACTTATCTTCGCAATGCGTACCGTTTACGGTTCCGAGCGCGATGCAACTAGTGGAGATTTCCGTGAAGGATTCTTCAACGAGCCCAACGCTGGTTTCTCTGGTGGTGCTGGTACAGGTCTTTCTAACTACGATCCTACCGCTTCTAGCAGTGCAGTCAACGATGCTGAAGGCGCTAACCCTGGTCTCCTGAACGACAGCCCTGCTGGCGCTTATGAGGTTACTGGCGATGCAACTGGCATGGCAACAGCAACTGCTGAAGGTCTTGATGACAGCAGCGCATCCACGGCATTCCGTGAGATGGGTTTCTCGATCGAGAAGGTCACTGTTACTGCTAAGAGCAGAGCACTGAAGGCAGAGTACAGTCTTGAGCTTGCTCAGGATCTCAAGGCAGTTCATGGTCTTGATGCAGAATCCGAACTGAGCAACATCCTCAGCACCGAGATTCTTG